CCACCCGGCCCGTTGCAGAATGTCGAGTATTATCCATGCGGGATTGGCGGTGAACTCCGTGTTCAGGTAACTGCCGTCGGCAGCATAAGTCGGAAGTTGCAAGCCATCCGCCAGAACTTGCAACGTAGGCAGTGACTGGCCATTGTTGATCTGATTCGGAACGACAACTGAGAGATAAGCCATGCTGCCATACGGATCGCCCGCCGGATTCCCCGCAGCGTCCGTGAAATTCGGATCGAAGGCGCCATTTCGGCCGCCTAGGCTGATCACGTTGTACCAGCCCGTCGATGTCATGTTCTGGCCGGTTTGCCCGATGGGAATCGCGATTTGGTTTACCAGCACCATCTGCACATCTTGGATCGGGCCCATCCCCAGGAGCGCTTCCATGTACGTCAGGTTTCCGTCGTTCCGCGTAAAAACGATGGGAGGGTAATACCAGGCCGTGCCATATAACAACGGAACGAAGTCGTTGTAGATTGCGACATTGTCTTCAACGGGCGCATACTGCCACCCGCTACCATAGCTCCGCACCTGAATGGACGACGGGACAAACTCGAGGCCGCCAAAGCGATTCGGCCCGGAAAACATACCGCGCGCTTCGCAATCCGTGCGCGTGTATGCGCACGAGGTATAGGGTGCGCCGCCCACCATAGCGCCCACTCCGCCGGTCTGATCGGGCGAATATCCGCAAGGGTAAAACAGTGAGTATTGTCCGCTGCTGCCGCCAGTGACCGCCTCCTGCCTCTGTTGTGCAGTGGATGGGAATAGCCAGGGACATCGCCGCTGTATCCGCACGGGCGGCAACAGCACGCTCTGCATGTTCATCCAGTTGACAGCCGAGAGTTGGAACAGCGATTCCGTACTCTGGTCGGGCGGGTTTACGATGCCCTGAAATAATACGGCTGCATCCGACGTCGCCGCGCCCTCGATCAGGTTGTAAAACAGGAACGTCACGGTCAACGTGGCGCCCTTCCAACCTACCGATCGTTCCAATTCCGAGAAGTAGGAATCGGCGTTGGCCATCGACAGCGACACGCGTGGAATCGCGTCCACGCCTTGGTCCGACGACGTCTGCACCGAGAAGACATTGTGCTTTATCACCAGCGGCGCGTAAGTGTTGCCGCCATAAGCCACCTGGTGCGTGCTCCAGTACTCCGCCTGCCCGTTCTGCAATACGCACTGAAACAGCAGCAGGGGCGTGTCGGTGACCGCCAGCTCTTTCAGGTCATATATACTCAACATTGACGATATCCAACTCGCAGGAGTAGCGGCCCGGGCCTACTGTTGTGATTGTCAGCGTGTCATCCCGAAACCGTGCGTTCGGGTACACGCCGCCCGTCTCGGCTGTTTGTTTGTAAAGAGAGGCAGTGGTCTGCGCCTCTGCCTGAATTCCGAATACGTTTACGGTCGCGCCTGGATCGAGGGCGATGCCGAAGTTGATGGAGTCTGCGGTATCTTGCAACTGTCCGGCGGAAATCAGCCGCGTCCACTCTGGGCCGATGGCCTGCGCCACCGTCGCCGAGCCGCGCACCAGCCACACCTGCGAGCTCTGGCCGCTGCACGCATAGAGGCTCAGACAGTAGTCCAGGGAGGCCGGCGCTTCGATCGATTGCTGTAACATCAATGTGGCGCCTGTCGGGTTGCTGAGCTGATAAGCGTTCGTACCGCCCATTGGATCGGCCACACCGCCGGTTACTGTCAGTAGTGGATCCGCCTGCCAGACTGGCTGATTCTGCTGTTCGCTCCACGCCAGCAGATTATCGACCGGATCCAGGAAAGTGAACGGCGTCAGACGCCCCTCCACAGCCTGAAAAAGGGCTTCCAGGGCGGCCAGTTCCTGATCGCTCATCTCGACGAAGGAGAGGTGCCAGTCCGTGATCGCCGCGCCGGGATCGGCCAGCTTGACCTGGTAACCTTGCAAGCTCTGGTTAACCACCGTCCTGGCGGAGCGCTGCCTGGTGATCGGGAACTGGCCGGTTGCACCCGACGATAGCTGTGGAAAGTAAATCATCTTAAGTAATGTTTTCGCAGACGGTGAGCGTAGTTTTACCCCGCATCTCACCCCTCAGTTGAAAGCCAAATGCGTCCGCCGCCAGGCTGCAATTCGGATAGACTGTTCCATCCCACGGATCGGTGAATGAAAAGCTGCCGAATCTGCCCTGGTTCGTTACGAAGAACTGGTCAAATGCGGCGAGCTCGGATTCGTCCAGCAGGTCAAGTTGAATCGTCCACTGATGCAGCACCACGGCATTATCTCGAAACCGCTGCTCGGTGCCGTCCAGAAAGCGGATCGCGTCAGTGTTATACTGTAGCGTTCTCTGCGCCGGATATTGCATTACGGCGCCGGTCTTGAGTGTCGGAAACATGGACGTCAGAGGCTCGTTATCACGTCGTTGATGGAATTCATGTTCAACATCGCCTGCTTGACTGCCTGGGCGATGTCGTCGCTATGGTCGAGAAACGACTGGCTGTCCATGGCTTGTACCTGGACGGTGACCTGCTGACCGGCGTTCGACGAGCTACTCCCGGTCGAACGCGGCAAACCGTTCTCGCCCCAAGTTACGTCCTGGTTGTTGGTCGTGGACTGCAGGTTCAGAGAAGGGGGCAGTGCGAAAGGCACTAGGGGTGCGGGTTGCGACTGTCCCCCACCGAACAAGCTTGAAAATAGAGAGACCAGCGGCAAAAGACTAAGCCCGCCTCCCAGAAGGCTGCTGGCGGTGCTGAGCGCATCCGAGACTCCCCCCCCGCCGCTGCTGGACCCCTTTGCTTGACTATTTTGCGCCAGCGCATCGGTGTTAGCGGCCGTTGCTTGCGTCTGGGAATCGATCTCTTGGGCCGCCTGCGTCAGGGCGTCGGTCAGACCCTGGTCGGCTGTTGACGACTGGCCGCCCGCCGGGCTGCCCGACGCTTGGTTGAAAGCGGTTAGCAGTGTCTGTTGTGAAGTATTAGCCGGCATTTCGCCCCCTTAGTGCCGGCCCGCTGTTCTGGCGTCCAGGGCCAGGTCCGCTGTTCGCCTCCGCGAGTTCGTGTTCCACAATCAGAAAAGCTTCCACTTCGCGCACCCCCAGACCTTCGATGCCTCTTTGTCCCAACTTACGCCGTACCAGATACTCCTCGAGCCATGCCATGCTTTGCGCCGAGATATACGATTTTGGACAGACAGTGGACGCTACTCTGTCCCTGGCCCACACCACCCGCTCGGGCGTCTCTAGCGCCTGCGGTATCCACCCGCACCTGCGCTTGGTCTCCAGGCCGGCTTTACGGCAAGTCCCGCACTCCCAGCCAGCCTGGTTGGAGAATTGAAAATGGAGTGCGACGATCAGTTTTTTCTTTCAGCCTCCGCGAGGCCACACTGATGCTTCACGGCGCCCAAGGCTTCTCGGAATAGCTCTTCCGGCCCGCTGGCGGCCAGCGACTCCGGGGTGGCCTGCTGTCCATCCAACTCCAGGCCGGTGACTTCCTTCAATCCCCAGAGCAGATAAATCCGGTCGATCTCCGAGGCCAATAGCGCGGCTTCCATTTTCTCGTTGGGACTTTCGCCAGCCTCCACGAATTCTTTCCGCGCCGCTAACTCCCGGATGCGGCGCGTCAACTCCACGCGGCGCCCAAATGACATTTTGGCGACTGTGAAGCTTACTCCGGCCGCCACGGCAGAATCTATGGTTTCAAAACTTGTATATTCCATCGGGCAACCAATTCAAGCTATCCGAACGCCACCACAAGTTCGTTGTTCGCCGTCCCCTGCGCTTTCGATCCTTGGAATTTCCACTGCAACATGTTGTCGCTATCGTCGAACTGGGGCACAACGGGTACCACGCTCATCATATAGACGCCCATAACCTGGCCCGTTTGCTGGCCAAGCTGAAACATAAGGCTGATCGGCGACTGCTGACGCGCCGCATGGTACAGCCCCTGTGTCGCCGAATCGTCCATTTCGTACAGGCTGAAGGCCGCCGTCACCGACCGCGGCCCCGGTGCAATGGCGAGCGGCAGGTTGGTTCCGAACTCCTTTGACCGCATGTCCAGGCCGTTGTCTAATTGGAACGTCCCGCTCGTGATCGTATAGAACTGGCCGGGCGTGATGCCCAGCCAGGCCTCGCCCATGTTACCCGGCACGATCGAATAGTCGAAGGCTTCTATCGTCGGCTCCGCCGGAAAGCTCGCAAGCTGTCCCATTCCCGCCGTAAAGCTCGAAGTGTCAAGCAAGTCTTGCGCCATTCCCTCGAACTCGAACTGGTGAAAGTCGCCATTCACCTTAACGGTCATCCGGCTTACCGCCGCCCCGCACAGAATCCGCTGCAGCGCGGTGCTCGGATCCCAATAGTCGAATATGCTGACACTTGGTAAATCGGTCGCGGGGAAATACGAAATGCACGGAGCAATCTCGGTTCCAGCAGCCGGCGCGCTGGAGAATGGGGCGTTTACCTGCACGGCCGTCGTGCTCACAATTGCCGTAACAAATCGGATTTCGCCGTTGCATGATACGCCCTGACCCACCACCAACCCGTGTGGCGCCGCAAAGGCCAGCGATGTGCCGCTCGAACCGGCCGCGGCCGACCCTCCAGCGTACATCGCCGGAGCGGAGCCCATGCTGGCCTGAAAAAGCGGACCATAAGAGGGCCCCGAACTTTGCCCGCCCCAGCTCGTCATGTAGGTTGTCAGGTCGAAACTGGTGTTGCGCCGCAGCCCCGCCGGTATTCCTACGAACGTCCGGCTGCCCGTTTTGTCGCGCCGGTCGGCAGTCTCCAACTCGTTCTTGGCCGTCAACTTCACGGCCGGAAACCGATTTGTCGCCGTGATGGCCGGAGTTTGTCCGTAGCTGCTCTCCAACCCCGTGTAGAAGCGGTTGGCATTGGATAAAATGTACGAAGCCATAGCTCTAGTCGCTCACCCCTACCTCGAAGGCCACCTTTCCTACCTGGATGAAGTTTTGCCCGCCATGCTTCACGGGTCCTAAGACGGCCTCATAGCATCCGGCGTAGTACATTCCTTCGCCCCAGTCACCCCGGTTCTGGTCCAGCACTTGCGTCACACTATCGACATACGATTGCAATTGATTCTCTATCCCTTGCAGCCTATCTTGCGAAACTCGCACTTCGATCGCCATCACGGCCTTTCCCGAGAAGTTCCGAAACTTCTCCTTGAGCTGGTTGACGATCTTCTCGCAGTACACGTTGATCGCCGGGTACACCACGTCGGTGCTGCGCTCTGTAAGTTCGATCGATACGTTCTGCGCCAGTATCTGATTCTGTCCGAGCGGCGCAAGAATTGTGTTCTCGGCCTGGGCCAGCGTCGCTACGCAGGCGTTTAGTCCCTGCGGTGCGTTCAGGAGCGTGACTACCTGCGCGGTGACTGTGCTGCCGACCCATGCCATTCTTCAACCCCTCTGTATAACCCGTGGTAACGCGCGAAGATAGTCTGGCGCCTGTCCGCAGCCTGGTGTCTGCCCCAGCGTGGACACAGGCGCTGCCTGCACCCAGACCTGATCCAATGCCTGCGGCGACGTATTCTGTAGCGCCAGTGCCGTGGGCGTAAGCCCTACATAGACATTCCAAGCCGTGGCATTCGCCGGTTGATTGACCGGCTGGACCACTAGTGCGTTCCCCGCCGCTACCGTAAGAACGCTCGGGTTACTGGGCTGCCCCTCTTCGTTCTCCACATTCAGCCACGACACGCTCGCGCAGTAAGTCATGGCCGGCTGGCCACCCGGAATCGACGTCAGTTGCGGCGGAGCTGCCTGTGGGATGGGGTTCAACGCGATGCCGATTCCGGTCTGAATAAGCTTGTTCAGGGCCCACTTCGCGAGTTGCTGAAATTGATCCCGCTTGCCTTGATAGCGGTCGTTCAGTTGATTGAAATAGGCATCCTGATAGGTCAGCATCAGGGTTTGGAATACGTGCCAAAACTGCAATGGCGGCGTGACCACGATGTTGTTCAACTGCAAGTCCGGTTGCAGCCAGAACTGCCAGTCGCAGGTGTTGCTGCGCTGCTGCAGAAGCGCCGTAATCTCGATTCCGAGCTCCTGTTGCGCCAGCGTCAGTTTTTGGCTAAGATCGATGTTCTCCGTCTGCGCGGTGGCCAGCACGGAAGAGTCCTGTACCGTAAGATCCTGGATCGTCGATATTCCGTCCGTGAATAGCGCCATGGTTCCAGCCGCCTACTCTTTGCCCGGCTGTGCGCCGCCCTTCAGCTTGCGCAGCTCATTGGGCGAAATTATAGTGAACTGCATACGCGACGCCGCCGCCAGTTGATCCGCTTGCCGCTTGGCCTCCGCCTTTTGCTCCTGGAACTCGCGCGCTTCATCGCCAGTCGCCAGCCGCGCAGCGCCTTCCACAACCATCCTGGCGGCGATTCGGCGCGGAACCTCGGTGCGCACGCCTTCCCTTCCGCCATCTTGAGTCTCGAGGCTGACTAACACCGCAGAAGGGTCTTTTAGGCTATCCTCCAACGCCCGAATCTTTTTGAAATAAACTTGTAAGTCCATGGTTGTCTCTTGTGGGGCCGGGCGTACCCGGCCCCTTTTTCTCTAAATGTCCGGCTGAGTTCGTGCCGCTGGTGCCCGCTACGCATTCACCTGGACGCCGAAGTTGTTGCGGATCACCGCGCAACCGTACAGGACGTCCACCGTGAATTGTTGGGCCAACGTGTTGGGCTGGTAGCTCATGACCACGCGCATGCCGAAGTTCCCCATCTCGGCGTAATGCGCCACCGCGCCCGTGCCGTACAACGGCTGCGGCAGTCTTCGGATAACCAGGCCGACCGCTGGCTTGGTGAAGGCGATGTTGTGGGTCGTCATGGGGGAACTGCCGGTGTAGGCGATGTACTGCGACCGCATCACAAAGAAGTCTTTGATCTTCCCCACAGTGCCGTCGATCAAAGCCCGCAGTCCCGCCTCGCCGGCCGTCTGGAATTCGCTGAAGCGTTCGATCTGCCGCAATGCGGAGTATGTCGCGGCGTCCACCACCAGGAATTTTGGCTCGGACGGCGGAACCTTTGCCGTAAATAGCGCGCTTTCCGCCTGATCGATCACCGCTTCCACCAGCGGCGTCCCCGGCGTGCCTACCGGCGTGTTCGCCGTAAACCCGGCATACAGGTTCAGCAGGCTTGTCTCGATGCTCTCGGCTATAGCTACCACCGCCGGTTGCATGTAGACCGTCAGTAAGTCCGGAACCGCCAGTACCTTGGTCACGTCCGGAATCTGGAAGGTCGCTTCGGCGTGTGTGTTCAACACAATCTGCGCATTTCCCAAGTTCGGGTTCTGCGGTTGAACTGTTCCGCCCTCCGCTATGTTGTTTGCTACCAGCACCGGAGGAATCGGAATGTTTACCGTGTCCCCCGCCTGCGCCAAGACAGGTTCATAGTCGCGGTTGACCAGGTTACCCATGACTAGGTTCCCGACCAAGGCGGGCAGAGCGTCTGCCGCCACCAGCTTCACGATCGCGCTGGCCACATTTGCCGATGTAATTGTCCCCATTTATTCTCCTAAGTTGAGCAGGCCCTTGCCTGTCTTTTTGAAATCAGGCATTCCTGCCTGTCGTGCCTAAATGCCCCGCAAGTTCTGCGAAGCCACGCGCAGAATTTCCTTTCGGACTCTTTCCATCTGCTCGGAACTCATCCCCGGCCGGATCAGATCTATGTCCACACTCTCGGTGCTTTCACGCGGCGCCTTGTGCGCGGCGGTGATCCCCGATCCGCCGGGTATCCGTGCCGGCAGAAACTCCGGATTCTCGCTCACGAAGTTGCTCAAATACTCTTTGAGTGGCACTTCGCCCTCGTCGCCGCGCGCCAGCAGCCGGCCGTCCTCCGTGCGGAAGACGCCATCGTGCACCGCTCGGTATGCCAGGTCGACCTTCGCAACCCCAAGCCGTTGTAGCTCAGCCCGGATAGCCGCGCTTCTCTCCGCTTGCTCCGCCGCCTGCCGGCTGCGCTTGCTTTCTTCTTCCACCTCGCTCAGCCGCCTCTCCAGTTGCTCGCGGCGCTTGCGTTCCTCCACGAGTTCCGTTTTGTAGGCGGGTTCGCTCCTGGCCTGCTGCTCGTGGAGAAACTCCTGAATTGCCTGTTTCACAATCGCTTGTACGTCCGTGTCTTCCATATCCTTTTCCTCCAACGTGACGCATGCAGCCGTGCGCTCCGGGTCGAGGCCTGTCTCGACACTCTCTGATAACGGATTAGCTTTGTGCATCGATCTCCTGCGCAATCTGAGTTTTGATTTCCTGCCGTGGCGCGCGCACTCGTGCGTGCCGTGTCGACCCAGCGATCAGCTCTGGGCGTCAATCTTCTGCGCGATCTGAGTCTTGATTTCCTGCCGTGGCGCGCGCACTTCGTGCGTGCCGTGTCGAGACTCGTCTCGACACCTCCCAGCGATCAGCTCTGGGCATCGATCTCCTGCGCAATCTGAGTTTTGATTTCTTGCCGCACATCCGACAGAAACTTGAACGCTAATTTCTTGAAGACCTGTTTCTTCAGCGTCTCCGAGTCGATCCCCAGACTCAGCAGCTTTTGGGCATCGTCTAACTCATTGCTGAAATCGGCGATGTCGAACTCGTCCAGCCCCGACACATCGATCGAAATATTGTCCTGGCGCGCCGCCGCGATGGCTCGCAAGACTTGCTTCATCGCTTCCTTCACCGCCGCTCCGTATGCCCGCAGCACTTCCTGCGTGATGCTGAAATCCCGCTGTTTGCTGGCGCCCGATTGGTGCTGGCTGGACGAATCCGACCCGGCCGCGTGCGTGATCAGATAGCACACCCGGTAAATCTCGTCCTTGAGCTGAATCAGATTGTCAGCGGCAATTTGATAAACCTTGCCTTCCGGCTCAGTCCACCCGAATCGATCTCCCGGAGCCAGTTGAATGAAATACGACTCGCCCACGATCTGGTTCCACTCGCGCTCGGAGTAAATCACCGGCGATGCGAACAAGCCCATCGTCAGCGCCCAGGCAAGCGCGTTCGACTTGTTGAAGTGCTCTAGTTGCAGCAGAGCCGCCTTGTTCATTAACCACAGCCCTTCGGTCACCCGCAACGGAAAAATCGGCACCCGCTCCTGGCCGGCCAACCCGTGCAGCCCTTCATCTACCAGCCGCACTTCTTTGTCCTTTACTTGCTGATAGACTTGATAATGCCGCCGGTCGTAATAGATCCAACGCGTCTCCCGAGCCCATTCGTTCTCGGTGACCTTCGACTTGCGGAGCGATGAGGTCCGGATTACCGCCCATTCGAGACCGCCGCGATCGTCATAGCTCCAGTTGATAAGTTCCTCCGGCGAGTAATCCACCAGGTACGCCCGCGAACGTCCGATCGCGTCCTCTTCCGCACGGTTGTTGACGGAAACCGGCGACCGCGGAAAATCCACTACGATATAACTCCGCCCTTGCACCAGCGTCTGCACGATCCGCTGACGGAAAAACTCCGCTATGGAGGTGCCCTTCAGATCGCAATCCTCCGCGAACCGGTTGTAAAAGTCCTTAGCCGCCTCGTCGTTCCCGTCGAACAGCAAGGCCGCCTCGCGCCGCATCAGCGTCGCCGCGTACCAGTCGATGATCGAGCCGATGTAGTTCTCGTAGAACACCCGGCACAACCGCTCTGCATAAATGTCGTTGGGCTCCTTGTGCCGCCTTACCAGATATTCGAAGGCCTGCTCCCGCATCTGCTCGCCGCCGGCGTAAAGATCCCTGTACTTCTTCCACATCGCCTTCTTGGCGGCATACTCGGGATGCTCCCGATCGATGTTCACCATGTGGTCCTCAAATCAGCCGCTCCCGGTGTTCGCCGATCGCCGGTTGCGGCCTGCATTCCTGCCACAACAGGTAACCTAGCGCGTCCGAAAGATGCGTCCTGCGGCGGTCTTTCTCCTTGTCGATTGCGTTGCTATCCGCTCTGTAGGACACCTGCTCGAAATCCTTGATCAACTCCTTGCACTTGGCGTCCACCAGCATCCGCAACTCGCCGCTTGCCGAGCATAGTTTCGCGTTGGTTAGCATGATCCGTTCCCGAACGCTCGGGTTCGCTTTGGGCACCTTATACGTCACCCGCGCGCCGTAGCCCACCCGAAAATACTCCCGCACGATCTGGTAGTCCGAGGCGCCCGTAGTGTGCTGGCTGTTCCCGGATGCGTCCCCGTAAATCACGAGCCCGCTTCTGTGATTCGGAAACCGCTTTTCGAACTCCTCGCACGCTTCATGCGTGCTGGCGTGCCGCAGGGCGATTTCGTCCAGCACGAATACCGTCCGCCCTTCGATTTGCGCCACGATCGAGGACATCGGGTCCACGTTGAAATCCAGCGCCCACAGCAGCGGAAAATTTCCGTTTACGAACAAGCTCTTCACGTGCTCGCGGCGGTTGAACGCGCTATATACAAGTCCGCCTTGCTGGCTCAGGTACTGGCCCAGCGCTTCTTGCTGGTAAAAGGCCTCATCGTAGCTATTCTTCAGCCGTACGTAGAAGTCCGGGACTTTCTCCAGCACGAACCGGTTCTCGTTGGGCGCCGCGATGACCGCGCTGTATCCCGCCATCGGATCCGAAATGAATTTCTGGTAAACCCAGTCGTAGCCTTTTGGCGTCCATGCGGCGAAACCGCAAAGAGTGCCGGCTTGCGGGTCGCGCAGTCTGCCCTCCAGCCGTAACCACGCGCCCTCCGGCGAATAAGTCAGCTCGTCGAGTCCGAACCAGGCCAGATTGGTACCGCGCAGCCGCTCAAAGTCGTTCACCGGCCGGAAAATGATCCGCGACCTGGTGTGTTTCATCGTCAGCATGTTCTCGGCCTTGTTGTATTCGTAAGGAATGTCCTGACCATCCAAGATCGCGAACAACGTCGTCTGCGTGGCGTCGCGTAACATCGGATAAGTCGGCGCCCCGATCAGGCCCAGGCTGCCCTCGTTGCAGTAAGTGAGTTTGATCGCCTCCTGGCAGAGTGCCTGACTTTTGCCGGAAGCGATTGGTCCGGAAAAACCCTTGAACCGCGACGTGCACTCGTGAAAAGCCTTTTGTGAAGGAAGAGCAATATATTTTATTCCCCGTTCGGGGGATCCGTCGTGTTCGATTCTATCCAT